CAATTGCAGATCTTACAAACAAGATTGTATTATTAGAAACACAACTAGTAATGTCAAGCAAAAAGATCGCAGAATTAACGGCTGAAGCATCTAAAAAAGAAGATGACTTCGGCGGTTCAGAAATTAAAAAGACTGAAGACTAATGGCAACAAACGGCACAACAGTATTATTAAAGAAGAATGCCACACATAATGTGGAACCATCTTCTTTATATCAAGCTGAATTGGCAATTAATACTGCCGATGCAAAGATCTTTGCTCAGCGTGATGATGGTGTTGTGTTATCACAATCTATTGGTACTGTACAATCAAATTATTATGAGATGTCTGATAATACGATTCCAGATCAAAATATCGATAGTCTTGATGCAACAGTATATCGTTCTGCTAAATATGTTATTCAATGCACACATGGTAATGATTTTCAAACGATTGAATTATTATTAATGCATGATGGCACAAATGTGTATATCACCCGCTACGGTTTAATGTATACGAATGATGAGTTAGCTACATTCACTGCTGATTTAGATGTGGATGTAATATTTTTAAATGCTACTGGAACACATCCTAATACAACATTTAAATTTACTCGTACAGTCGTTCAGGCATAAGTATAAATAAAAGAATATGTCAACAATAGATAAAGCATTCATAATTAAAGACGATTTGGTTATCGATCAGAAACCTGGTCGTCAATTCGTTATTCCAGTTGGATATGACGCAGATCGTCCTGGTACAGCTGGTTTACCTGAACCAATTCAAGGTACTACACGTCTAAATTTAGATCGTGGTGTTGCTGAAATTTGGAATGGCACTGGATGGCAATCTGTTGCTCAAGCTGGTGACGCGGTTAACGCTTCTGGTGCAGAAGAAATTGCATTAGTACAAGCTATCATTTTTGGATAATATATGGCATCAGTAAGTAATATCACAAATAAAGTTTATCCAGAAATTGGAAGAACTCCAGTACAATTGGTTCATACAGATGTAAACCAAAAAGGTGCTGTTGTTGGTCTAAACATTTGTAATGTTGTAGACACTGGTGTTTATGTTTCAGTTACAGTAACTGATGCGGATGGTAATGAAGGTTATTATATTAAAGATATTTTAATCGCACCAAACAGTAGTTTAAAAGTTGTAAATGGCGGAGAAAAATTATTACTTGCGCCAAACAACACAGTTAAAATTGTATCATCTTGGCCAGATGGCGTTGATGCATTATTAAGTGTTGTTGTAATTACTTACTCATAAGTAAAGGGAATTAAATGGCTCATGTAATTGGCGCAAGCGCAGAAGGTTTTGCAAACCTAGACGAAAGACCACGCTACTACTACGGTTTACGCCGTGATGAAGAAGGCACTTTATGGTTAGGTTCTGCAGATTTGAAAAATCCAAATGATGACGTTCGTTTGTATTCACAACCGTTGACACGTGATGGTGGTTTATCTCCACTCCCATTTCATGAATTTTTTAATCAAAGGGAACTTTACGATACGGATGCTACTAATCCTGAAGAAGCTTTATTCTATCAGCAGTGGCGTATTGACAAAGTTAAAATTTCATACTACATCGATGACAATGGTGAGTTTGTAGCATCAGTTGGTGCTGACAGAAACTATCCAACAGATGTTTAATAAATAAAATCATATAAGGTACGAGGACCAACATGGCAGAGTTTAAACTTGGTAGATTAAAGTTCTGGTGGAAGGGCGAATGGCAAACTGGCCAAGCTTACGTTAAGGACGATGTAGTTCGTTTCGGTGGTAAGTCTTACGTTTGTACAGGCGCACACTCATCAGGTATTAATGACGAGAGCTTTTATACAGCACTCGAAACAGCCCCATTCAAATGGGAATTAATGACTGATGGTATTGCATGGGCAGGTCTATGGACAACTGGCACATATTATAAAGCTGGCGACATCGTTAAATTCGGTGCTGACACTTATATTGCAATCGATGGTCATACTGCAGATGCAGACTTCTGGACAGACGAATCTACAAAGTGGGAAAACTTTGTAAACGGTGTTGAACTTGAAGGCGACTGGTCAGAAACAGAACAGTACCAAGTTGGTGACATCGTTCGTTTCGGTGGTAACACATACTTAGCAAAGCGCGACACACTAGGTGACGATCCAGCTTCAACATTAGATGCTTGGGGTATTTTTGTACACGGTCTACGTACACGCGGTGCATGGTCATCATCAGTTGAATACCATCCAGGTGATGTTGTTAAAGTTTCATCATCTTCATATGTTGCTAAACAATCTGGTATTAACCAAGATCCATCACAAGATTTGTCAGAACAATACTGGCAAAATCTAGTCCAAGGTTCAGATCAGTCAGTTATGACTACACCTGGTGACTTAGCAGTTTTTGGTGATACTGGTGCAGTTCGTTTACCAGTTGGTGCAGATAACGGTGTTCTACAAATTGATCCTACAACACATCTTCCAGTATGGAACGTTGATGTTGCAATCGATGGTGATTTGATCGTTCAAGGTAACGCTCACATCGTTCAAGGTGACGTGTATCAAGGTCCTGGTGCAATGGATCTTACAACTGATATCGGTATTTTCGATATCTCTGCAGACCTTTCAAATGCTTCAAAATCTGGTGGCATTTTAACAATGCAATATGCAGTTGGTTCTGCGCTCGCTAATGCACAAGTTGGTTGGAGCGTTGCAGTTTCTGGTATGCCAGAACCTAACACGGTTGCTAACATTGCAGCTGAAATTTCTGCAATCAATCATACAACACGTATTTTCTCCTTCGTTGTTCCAGGTTTAGGTGGAACAGGTTCAGTTTGGCTAGGTAATCCAGGTGATTTACTTGTTGAATTGCGTTCACCAACTGCATACAAAGGGTTAACAGACGCTTCTGGTATTTTCGTCGGTGACGCTGATGCATTCGTTCAATTCGCATTGAAGAATGAAAATGATGGTACTGGTGCTTCTACTGACTTGATCGTTTATGCTGATAACGGCGATAACGAATCTGGTTGGATGGATATGGGTATCACATCATCAACATTCGGTTCAGATGATTGGACAGTAACTAAGAATAACGACGGTTACTTGTTTATGAATGCACCATTAGGCACAACAGGTAACGGTGACTTGGTTATCGGTACAGGTGGTAATGGTCTAAATAACGATATCACATTCTTTACTGGCGGTTTTGATGCATCACAAATCAAGATGCGCTTAATCGGTTCAGAACGCCCAGAATTAAATGCTGGTATTCCAACTGGTCGTACAATCTATCCAGGTGTTGAAGTTTATCTCGACTCTGTTTCTGAATCATATGACACAGGTGCAATGCGTATTACTGGTGGTCTAGGTGTTGAAGGTAATATTTGTACAAAAGGTGACTTGCGCGCTGATAGCGGTGTTATTTGCCAAGGTGAAGACGCAATTCGTTTACAAGATAATGATTGGGTTTATACTGGTTATGCAGGTCTAACAAACGCATCTGCAATTATGACTGGTAATGCTGATGCATTCGTGCAAATGGCATTGAAGAATACTTCAACGGGTCAATTTGCTTCTACAGATATGATCCTTTACTCTTCAGCCGGTGATAATAATTCCGGTTGGATCGATATGGGTATTTGTTCTGAGAACTATGATGATCCTTCATTCGGTGTTACTGGTAAGGGTGATGGTTATATTTTCATGTCAGCTAAAGAAGGTTCTACTGATGAACTCGGTAACCTTTACATGTCGACATCTAGCAACGGCGTACAAAACGACCTAGTATTTTCAACTGGTGGTTTTGAAGATTCATCATATGAACGTATGCGCATTATTGGTACAACACGCCCAGGTCACGCCCCAGGTGTTGAAATTTATTCAGCAACAGATTCTTCAAGTACAACTACTGGTGCTCTACGTGTAACTGGTGGTATCGGTGTTCAAGGTAACTTAAACGTTGGTGGTAGTGTACACATTGTTGGTAATACAACAATTGAAGGTCAAATTGTTATCGCTGGCGGTTCAACAACATTGACTACACAAAACATGGCTGTTTCTGATCCAATGATTTTCTCTGGTGACGGTAACGGCGCAGACGTAGTTGATCTTGGTACAGTTAGTTCATATCGTGTTGCTGCTGATTCATACACACCTGTTGCATTAGCTAACGCTGCTATTACAGCAACTGGCGAAACAGTTAACATCTACAAAGTTAACCACGGCGCACAAGCTAAAGATCGTATCACATTAAGCGGTATTACTAACCATACTGAATATGACGGAACTTACAATACTATCACTATTGTTGATGCTAATAACATCACTGTAACGAAAACTGGTGGATCATTCACTGGTGTTCTATTGAACGCTGTTGCATCATTAGGTGCATTTGTTAATGGTCTACGTTACACAGGTTTAACACGCGATCACAATGATGGTCGTTACAAGTTATTCACTGGTTACCAAGTTTATAACAAACCAACTACATTAATCACTTATGCTAATGCTACTAAAGGTACATTAGATATCGGTGCGTTATACACAGAAACTGCAACTGTAAGTGGTATAACAACACTTTCTACTACAAACATTAGCGGTGTTACAACAATTAGTAACGCAACAGCTGCAACAAGTGCAACAACTGGTGCATTGAAAGTTACTGGTGGTGTTGGTATCTCTGGTGCTCTACATGTTACAGCAGCTTCATTCTTCTATAACGATATCACATCATGGTCATCTTCTGACCGTAACTTGAAAGATAATATCACACCAATCACTGGTGCTCTTGATAAGATCGCTCAAATCGGTGGTTATACATTCACATGGAAACCAGAAGCTGAAAAGCAAGAAGGTCAAGACGTTGGTGTTATTGCTCAAGAAGTTCAAGCAGTACAACCAGAAGTTGTTATTGAACGCGATAATGGTTACCTAGCAGTTAACTATGAAAAATTAGTACCGCTTCTAATCCAAGGTATTAAAGAACTAACTGCTGAGGTTAATGCTCTTAAAGCAAAATTAGGAGAATAATCAATGGCTATTATTTTAGGAAATACAACCATCACTCATACTGATGGTTCAGTACAATATACAAACGTAGAAGAAAAAGAATTTTACGTTTGGAATAGTAATATTTGGGATCCACTGAACGGCGGTAAATGCTGTTTGTGGACAGTTCCAAATGGTACAACATCTATCAAATTTGAATTATTATCCGGTGGTGGTCCTGGTGGATCATCAGGCGGTGACTATGACGTTGGTACTGGTGGTCAAGGCGGAAATTATACTGTTAAGACTATCACGCGCAACGTTGCTGGTTTTGTAGATGGTTCACAATATACAATTTGTGCTGCTGGCACATCAGACTGCTCATGCTGTTGTTCATGTAACATGAACTGTCGACATGGTTGTACATCATTTGTCACTGGTCCAGGATTATCAAACTTCTGTGCAATTGGTGGTATGGGTGGTTCAACATCTTGGGATATTATGAGCAGTTGTTATAATTGCTTTTTAGGTAATACGCAATGTTCAGTTGGTAACTATAATGCTGGTTGGGTAAATCATGTATGTAATTCACCAACATATGGTGGTGATATTGAATTCCGTGGTACATCAGGTGGTATGAGACGAACACAACCAGACTGCTGTGCTGATATTCATGGAACTGCTGGTTCTCCTTCTGGTCCGTTTGCTGCATGGCATGGTATTAGCGGTAAACACATGTGTG